CTATCCCTTCGGTTTCAGTGCCGAACGTAAGACCTTTATCGCCCGGTTCCGATCCCGTTGTGCCGCCTTCCTCTCAGTCGCAGACAATACCGGGGGTTTCTTACCCCGTAAGGCAGCAATCTTCTTCACCACTTTCTTCGTCACAGGTTTCACCACTTTCAACAAAAGATCAGCAAGAGGCTTTGCAAGCAGTGCAGAGGTCGTCGCGACTACAGCAATTGAGGCGGTAACAGTTACGGCACCTGGTGATGGTATGTTCTGGACAATCTGATCTGGTACATTTAAATTATCAAATACAGGGAGACATTCATTTCCTACTGTCTCATACTTAATAATCTTTTTATTACCCTCTAGGATTTTTCCTACAGGGTTTTTTAATTCTTGTGCTCTACTCGGACACTCTGCCAATGGGGCATCAGTTCTAGGAGGTGCTGGTGTAGCAGGTGTCTCTGGTGGTTTTGCATCTGTTGGAGCAATTGGTGGAGGTGGAGGAGACTCTGTTGTTATCTCTAACTTACGTGGATCATAATCTATTGGACTATAACTAGGCGTTCCTGCATCACAAAATACTTGGACTCCATCACTGTCTTCGTCCTTTAGAGTTTGATTCTCACTACTATCTCTATGAGACTCAACACATCCAGGTATATTGACAATAGGAATACCAATCTGTGAAGTCACGGGTGGGTAAATTGGGACTGCCTGTGATGGAGTCTTTAACCAATCAGGTGTATCATTAATAATTAAATTACTAACTTGCCCAATTCCAATATCAATATTACCTAACTGGATTTCTGGTATCATTATAAGTTCTCAATTATTGTAAAAATTATAATCTTGCAGCATTGCAAAAAATCTCATTTTCATTACCATAAGCAGTTCTTGTTCGTGTGTGGGTCTTCTAGGAGACCCCGGCCAAGTTTCTAAAGCAAAAGAAAAATGCTCATATAATGCACGAACCTCATCTATGCCAAGTGTCATTTCTGTGTACCATTCTCCGTCTCCAAGAGAATAATCATCCAGATCAGATGTGTCCACTAGTTAATCTTCCAAATACTTTTTAATGTTCCCAATAGCAAGTGCCTTGAGAGCATCTAACATTTCTCTTCTCATAATAGAATTGCTCCAATAATAAATCCTTTTCCAAATGCAAGACAAAGCATCTGATAATCAGTCAAGTTAAACTTGTCCTGAATTTTATTTGCCATTGCCTTATCCCAATCTTTAATTTTAGTCAACAAGCGTACCATGTGCCCTCCTAATTTCTCTAAGTGCTTCTAAGTTCATGTCTTTTGTTCCGCCATCATATGGATGAGCATAACCTTCCTCAATCATTTGTTCGTTGAGGGACACACTGTCGTCCCCAATGTAAAGCCAACCAAGAAGACGGCCATATTTACCGACGCCACCAACAAGTTCAGTCCTAACAGACAACTCATCATCACCATCCAAAGTACTTTCCAGTTTTGCTTTGAGCCAGTTGGTTGCGTCGATTCCAAGAGCTTTCTCCTCTAAGTTTCTAGTTCTCTTCTCCGGCGTATCAACTCCTGCAATTCTAACTCTTTCCTTCTTGTATAAATCAAACCCTAGATCAATAGTGACATCAATAGTATCACCATCAAGTACACGATTAATCTCCGTCACTCGGAAGTTGTAGCAGCTCTTCCTGCTGGGTGGAACCATAGCGCCCATCTTCTAACTCCGTATATGATATCTTTAATATGTATATAACATAACCCAGTGCCAATCCGACAGCAAGTATCACAGATATAATTACTGACCATACAGGGTCATTTACATTGACATGAGGGCTTAGTAGTAAATTCATTTTTTAAACCCACTCCTATGTGGTAGGGGCCAAGTAATATGCATTGCAAAGCACAGCAATGAAACAAAGGAAAACACGAATATTGCGCTCATAATTTTATATTATTATTCTTTATATTTTTGAGGATTCTTAAGAGAATCATTACAATAATATGCTATGGGAGCAAGCATCAATACGCTCCCACACTCAATTATCAAAGGGTTTTGTCCAATCCAATGTGCAAATTGAGGGATCATTTTATATACTTCGTAGTATATCTTATCTATTCAATTAGCGTCTATTTTTCCCCCCTTTTGTTAGGGTTTCAAGTTAGTCATTTTCCTCACAATCTTTCATTGTTGTTGCAAGTTCTCCACCAATCTCTGCACCCTTATCCTGACCTAACATTACTACCCAACCGGAAACTAACCAACCAACATATGGAATACCAGTGAACCATGGTGCGGCAGCAGCACCAACGCTAGCACCTACCATTCTTCCGGTTGATTCTCCAGCGCCCTCCGCTTTTATACATTCCAGGTTTTGAGCAGTCAACTTTCCCTCAGCACCTCCACCCATATGGCGGGCTCCATCCATTGTATACTCTTCATCATATTCTACATTTGATTTCCCACCAATACCAAAGAAACCATTAGTCT